GAATTTTTGGCGATTGTGACGGCTAAAAAAGTCCGATTTTTCGGTCTTTTCTTCCTTTTTCTGCCATTTTCCGGGCCACCGGCAAGGTACTGGGGAGGAAATTCTTTCCATTCACGGGTCCGAAAGCCCGAAAATTTTCTAGGTATAGGGGCTTTTTTGCACTTCCCCGGAGGGGGGTCTGAAAAAGTTAGGGGGGATTTTTTCGGGAAAATTTTCAAAATGATACACTGTGATACACTTTTCCGGGTATAATGGATACAGTGAAAAGTAAGCGAAGCTCCACGGCGTTATGTCGTGGGGCTTTTTCTTTTGCGCGGATTCTGGAAACGGGGTGCAGGAGTGATGCAGGATGCCGAAGCGGAACGACAAGCGCGACACCGCCAAGGCTGAGTACGTCAAGCGGCGGCGGTCGGGCGAGAAGATCAACCTCAAAGAGTTTGCGGCCACGCTGGGCGTGACCTACGGCACGGTTCGCAACTGGAAGAAGATCGACCGGTGGGAGGATGCCATAGAGCGCAAGCGCGGCGGGCAACCCGGTAACAAGAACAGCCGGGGCAAGAAGAACGCCAAGGGCAACACCGGTGGCGGTGCGCCGGATGGCAACACCAACGCGGAGAAAGACGGCGCATATAGCACCATCCACCTTGACCGGCTGACCGAAGAGGAACGGGCGTGGCTGGATGCGATACCCACCGGGGCCAGCGCGAACAACGCCTATGAGTTGAAGCTGCTGCGGATTCAGCAGCGGCACATCATGGAGAAGATCGCGGAGTACGAGAAGTGCAGCCCGGAAGAACTGTTTACGGCCACCATCACAGATATGCGCAAACCCGGCCCGGATGCCGAGGGCAAGACGGCGGACAGTGCCGTGCAGAAGATGGCGATGGTCAACAAAGACAGTGCCTTTGTCCGGGTGACGCAGTTGCGGGAAGCTCTGAACAAGGTTTCCGGCAGAATCATTTCCCTTACGACCCAGATTCGCCAGCAAGAAGAATTTGAAAAGCGGTACGCTCTGGAACTGGCCCGCCTTGACATTGCAAAGATGCGGGCGACCGGTGAGGTAGACGTAGACCCGGAGGGGGACGAAGAGGATGAAGAAGAAGCTCCACACGACAAAGATAGTGGCGCAGTATCTTGACCTGTCCGAACGCCGGGTGCGCCAGCTCCGGGACGAGGGGGTGCTGGAAGAGAAAGCCCCCGGCCTATACGATCTGCGTTCCAGCGTCCGGCGGTACATCAACTACCTGCGGGGCGACGAGGGCGGCAAGGCTGATCTCAACGAAGAGCGGGCGAAGCTGACCAAGGAAAAGCGGATCGCTGCTGAAACCGAGAACAAGGTGCGGAACGGTGAGCTTTACCGCAAGTCGGATATTATGACCGGCATGACCACCATCGTCATGAACCTGCGTTCGAGATTGCTTGCCCTGCCGAACAAGCTGGCGGCGAACATCGCCAAGCTGGACGGCGACGAGGACAAGATCATGGACTTGCTGCAAAGCTCCCTCCACGAGATCATGGAAGAGTTTTCAAATTATCAGGTCGCATTGGAGCGGCCAAAGGATGATGAAGATGAACAAGACGGAGAAAAAACCGGATAAACCCGGAAGCGAGTGCAAGGGCTGTCCGTGGGGTAAGCGCATCCATCAGCGGCTTATCCTGTGTATGTTCCCGGAATGCGTCAGGGGTGAGCCGAAACGTGAAGAAGAAACGGATCGTAAAACTTGAACCGCAGACCGTGGAGCTGTTCGCGGAGGTTTTGAGCAAGCTCCGTCCGCCACCGCCGCTGACCGTCAGCCAGTGGGCGGACAAGTACCGGGTGCTGTCCGCTGAGTCCAGCGCAGAGCCGGGGCGGTGGCATACAGAGAAAGCCCCCTACCAGCGGGCTATCATGGATGCCATTGGTGATCCTCACGTCCGGTCGGTCGTCGTCATGTCAGCAGCGCAGATCGGCAAGACGGATGCTTTCATCCTCAACCCGTTGGGCTACTACATGGACTATGCACCCTGTCCGGTGATGTGTATGCAGCCGACCCTTGACATGGGACAAACGCTCTCGAAAGACCGCATTGCTCCCATGATCCGGGACACGCCCCGGCTTACCGGCCTTGTAGATACCAAGAGCCGGTACGCTGGCAACACCGTCATGAAGAAGAATTTTCCCGGCGGACACATCACCATTGTGGGTGCGAACAGCCCGTCCAGCCTTGCCAGCCGCCCCATCAAGGTGCTGCTGGCGGACGAGATAGACCGTTACCCCAAGAGCGCGGGAACTGAGGGCGATCCCCTTGATCTGGCAAAGAAACGCCAGACGACCTTTTGGGACTACAAGACCGTCATGGTCAGCACTCCCACCATCAAGGGAGACAGCCGAATCGAGGATGCCTACTTGCTTTCTACGCAAGAGGAATGGAACGTACCCTGCCCGGAATGCGGAGCATACCAGCCGTTCCTCTGGGAGAACGTCAAGTTTGACACGGATGATCTCGACAAGGGCGTGAGCTATGTCTGCCGGGAGTGCGGCTGCATCGCCAACGAATACCGGTGGAAAGAGCAGGGCATTCACGGCAAGTACGTTGCAGCCAACCCCGGCGCAGAAGCCAGAGGATTTCACCTGAACACGCTGGCTTCAACCTTTGTGGGCTGGAAAGAGGTCGTGCAGAAGTTCATAGAAGCCAAGATTGCCCTTGACCACGGCAACCCCGAACAGATGAAAGTTTGGGTGAACACCGAGCTGGGCGAAACGTGGGAAGAGCGTGGAATCCAGTTGGAGGACACCGAGCTGTTCAACCGCCGCGAAATCTACGCCGCAGAAGTGCCGGACGATGTTCTGTATCTTACTGCCGGTGTTGACGTGCAGGACGACCGCTTTGAAGTTGAGGTGGTCGGCTGGGGCGAGGGTGTGGAGAGCTGGGGCATCCGCTACCAGAAAATCTACGGCGATATGCTGTCGGATCAGGTGTGGGACGACCTCGACAATTTCCTGCTCCAAACGTGGCGCAAGACGGACGGAACGGCCTACCCGCTGCTGGCTACCTGCATCGACTCCGGTGGACACCACACCGATGCTGTGTACCGGTTCGCCAAGGAGCGACTTAACCGCCGTATCTTTGCAATCAAGGGCATGGGCGGCAGCGGAGTCCCGTTCATCCGCAACCCGTCCAAGAACAACCGCGTCAAGGCGGAGCTGTTCATTCTGGGCGTTGACGCTGGCAAGACGACCATCTACCAGCGGTTGGAGGTCAAGACCCCCGGACCGAACTACTGCCATTTCCCGTCCAACCCGGAAGCGGGTTACACGGAGGAATACTTCAAGGGCTTAACGGCTGAGAAGAAAGTGGTGCGGTTTGTGAAAGGCCGCTTGAAAGAATACTGGGAAATCAAAGACAAAGAGCATAAACGAAACGAGCCGTTGGACTTGCGCAATTACGCAACCGCGGCTCTTGCCATTTCTCGCCCTGTGCTGAAAAAGCCGGATGCAGACGGAACGCCTGTCCAGCCGGTCAAGAAAGCACGGGGCCGTCGTCAACTTTCGGGAGGTATCTAAATGGCAGGAATTACGCTGGAAACAGCACAACGGATGCTGGACGTTTGGGTAGCCGCCGAAGAGAGCGTATCGCACGGCCAGAGCTACCAGATCGGCAACCGGTCGCTGACCAAAGCCGACCTGACGCAGATCGGTAAACGAATCGAATACTGGTCGAACAAGGTGACGGAACTTTCCCGTCAGCGGAACGGCAGGAACAGGATGGGGCATTTTGTACCCCGTGACCTGTAAGGGAGGGCTGACATGGGAATGTTTGATAGCCTGCTCACGGCGATTGCCCCGGAGCGGGCGGTGAAACGTGCTGCCGCACAGTCGGCAATACGGGCAATCAATTCGGGCTACTCCAACTATGGAGCCAGCCTGCACAAGAAATCCATGCGGGGCTGGACATGGCACGGCGGAAGCCCGAAAGAGGACATCGAGGATAATCTTCGAGTCCTGCGGGAAAGAAGCCGCGATGCCTTTATGGGCGTTCCGCTGGCGACCGGTGCAATCAAGACGATGCGCACAAACGTGGTGTGCGGCGGCTTGACCCCGACACCCCAGATCGACAACGCCTTTCTGGGTATCTCCGATGAAGAAGCCCAGAAGATCAACGCTCAGATCGCACGGGAGTTTGGCCTGTGGGCGAACAAACCGACCTGCGATGCAGACCGGCTCGATAACTTCTATATGCTCCAACAGCTCGTGTTCACGGGTTTCCTGCTGAACGGTGACGCTGTGGCGGTGCTGCAAAACAAGAAGTCGCCCGGTGTGCCGTATGATCTGCGGCTGCGGATCATCGAAGCCGACCGGCTGTGTTCACCCAGCTTCATGGACGTGCTTTCGCCCTGTGAGATCAACGGTCGTCATGTTGAAAAGATCGTGCAAGGTGTTGAAACCGATGCCGAGGGCATGGTCGTTGCCTACTGGATTTGCGACCGTCACCCGCTGGCAAGCACGGCGGCGGCTGGCCTTGCAGCATCACACTGGACGAGAGTGGAAGCCTACGGCGCAAAGACCGGGCGGCAAAACATCCTGTGCCTGATGCAGCGTGACCGCGCCGGTCAGGTGCGGGGAGTGCCGCTGCTGGCTCCGGTGCTGGAAAGTTTGAAGCAGTTGGGTCGCTTCACGGACGCAGAGCTGACCGCCGCTGTGGTGTCAGCCATGTTCACGGTTTTCATCAAGAAAACGGATCAGTCTGACGAGATACCGTTTGGCGAGATGCTTCCGCCGGAGGTGCAAGTGGATGCCCCAGACAAAACCAGTGTAGAGCTGGCTCCCGGCGCATTTATCGACCTGAATCCCGGCGAAGATGTACAGTTTGCAGACCCCAAACATCCGACCACGGGCTTTGAAGCGTTCATGAACGCTATCGTAAAGCAGATGGCGGCAGCGTTGGAAATCCCGTCCGAGGTGCTCTACAAGCAGTTCAGCACAAGCTACTCGGCGGCGCGGGGCGCACTGAACGAGTTCTGGCGAACAACCGGGATGCACCGTGACTGGTTTGCAGATTATTTCTGCCAGCCGGTCTACGAAGCATGGTTCCGGGAAGCTGTGTGCAAGGGCAGGATCAAAGCCCCCGGTTTTCTGGTTGACCCGGCTGTGGCCGCGGCCTACATGAACTGCACATGGAACGGCCCAGCACGGACAAACCTCAACCCCAAGGACGAAGCCGCAGCCGCCCAGATGCGGGTGAACAGCGGCTTCTCTACGGCAGCACAGGAAACCGCCCAAATGACCGGCGGAAGTTACGAAGCAAATATGCGGCAGCGGAAATCCGAAGCCGCACTGAAACGGGAGGTGGACGAAATTGCAGGAGCGCAAGCAAAACAGCAAACCGCTGTTCCTGAACGGGA